GCCACTTTGATATAAATTATTTTTATTATCTTTGCCTCAAATTAATTTTAATTAAATACACAACAAAATGCAAGAGCAAGGATACATTCCAAAAGACCTCTCTTTTGATGACGAGGCAAGAACAAAACTAATATCGGGAATCTCCAAAATATCTAACGCAGTTAAATCAACTCTGGGCCCACAGGGCCAAACTGTTTTGATTGAGTCAACTCAACATACACAAGGATTAACGGTTACTAAAGATGGGGTTACTGTAGCTAAATCAATTTTTCTATTAGATCCAGTTGAGAACCTTGCGGTTCGTATGATGAAACAAGCATCTGAGAAAACAGCAAACACTGCTGGAGATGGTACAACTACAGCTATTGTCTTGACAGAGGCTTTAGTAAAAGCAGGACAAAAGTATATTAAGGATGGAGAGAACCCTATACAAGTTATTCGTCAAGTTAGAGAGCTCGGTGAGAAGGTTCTTAAAAAAATCAAGCAAGAGTCAATTGAAGTTACTGATGATATGCTAAAAGATATTGCAACAATCTCTGCAAACAATGATGAGGAGATTGGTGATATTATAGCTGCGGCTTATAAAGAAGTAGGTAGAGATGGTATAGTAACAGTTGAGCGATCTCAAACAGACGAGACTTTCGCTGAGGTTACTAATGGTATAAAAGTGGATAGAGGTTGGACATCTCCAATGTTTATAAACGATCAGCGTAAAGACGAATGCATTCATGAGGATGTTAAAGTATTGGTTTGTGATACCGAGATAAATAATATATTACAAATTGAAAACATCTTAAAGCCAATTATCAATGCAGGTGAAAAGCTTTTAATAATTGGAGATTGTTCTCAGAATGTAATTAACACTATGGCCGCTAATGTTCAGCGTAATGGTTTAAAGTTCTGTAATATTAAACCACCTTCGTTTGGATATAAGACTCACGAGTTAATGCAAGATATAGCTTTCTCTATAGGAGCTAAATACTTTTCAGAAAAAACAGGAGACGATTTATCTTTAATTAGAATGGAGGACTTAGGTCATGCTGATAAAATTATAGTAGGAAAAGATTCTACTATCATTATTAATAATGGCGAGATTACTAAGGAGACTCTGGATAGAGTTCTTGAATTAAAAGAACAACAGGAAAGATTAACAGCTAAACACGAGAAAGACTTTATCAATGAAAGAATAGCTTCTTTGGTTGGAGGAATAGGTTGTATACAGGTAGGAGCAACATCTGATATAGAGCAAAAAGAAAAATTCGACAGAGTCGATGACTCTGTCTGTGCAGTGCGTTCCGCCCTGCAGGAAGGAATTGTTCCAGGTGGAGGATTATTATTAAGCAATTTATCTAAAGAATTAAAAGGAAAAACAACTGCCGAGAAGATTTTAAAAGAAACTCTTCAAGCACCTATCATTCAGATATTAGAAAATGCAGGATTGGAAAAAGATAAAGTTTATAATAAGAAGTTAAAAAAGAATGAAGGATATAATGTTGTTAGTGGTAAGTATGGAGATATGTTTAAGATGGGAGTTGTAGATCCAGCCAAAGTAACCACACAAGCACTATCCAATGCTATTAGTGTAGCAACTACTATTTTAACAACTAATGCTATTATCACTCATGCAAGGGCTGGCAAGGATGATTAATTTTTTATTATCCATGCTTGGACTTATAGATCCTAATGCAGAGTTAAAGAAAAATATAAAACAATATGAAACCAATAGGGAAATACATAGTAATAAAAAAAATAGACGAAGAGTTAAAAACTAAATCAGGTTTACTGCTTTCTGCTCAAGACGCTTCAGGATTCCGATACAAAAAGGCTGAGGTTGTTAAGCAAGGAACAGATGTGTCTGTAATAAAAGAAGGAGATATTATTTATTACGATAAAGCTTCAGGACATGAAATGTTAATCAATGACAATCCTTATACGGTTATTCTGGAGAGGGATGTCGTTGTTGTTTTATAAACTTATTTAACTCTATAATCATATTTCTATATATCTTATCTGTATAAGATGAGTCGTGTCTAAATAAAGGATTGTATTGAGGGCTTTCAGAAATCTCTTCTCCGTTTAATTTTTTATACAGAGTATTGATCATGCGTTTGCCTTTGTACGAGAGTTCGTAAAGAGTAGTTTCATTTCCTTGTCTTTTCCTCCATACTCTAATCCAACCTTCTTTTAAGAGCCTATGAAATCTGGGTTCATCCCAAGACATGCACTCTTCAAACTCTTTAAACTTTGTTTTGTTAAATATATGTTCGCTATATAAGAAAAACATCATTTCTATATCGGGAGTTCCGACTTTGTATTTGGCTTTAGCCCAATACTTTATCACCCGCCAATACTTCATGTAGTCATGCGAAGGTTGAACTCTATCGTAGTTCTTTCTGATTTTATTAGGCATTAAATTTAATTTGTATCTTTGCAAGAACAAAAGTAATAAATTAAAAAATTAATGGCAAAGAAAACTTATCGCAAACCTTTTGCTGGCCCTCAATCTAAAAGAGCCAAAATGAAATCGCCACAGCCTAAAGTAAAGTCTGTTGCGGAAATAGCAGCTATAAAAAAAGCAAATAAAAGAAAAGAGATTGAAGAAAAAGAAAAAGCTCGTAAAGCAAAAGCTGAAAAGAAAAATAAAGAAAGGTTAGCTAAGATTGCTAAAAAATCTAAGGAGAAAAAAGATAAGATTGAGAAGAAAAGTCTCATGAAAAAATATGACTTAGAAAACAAAAGCAAGGCAAGAAAACAAAAAGAAAAAGAAAAAGAGGCTAAAAGAAAAAGCGATAAGAAAGCAAAACTTGACAAGGCTAATGCTAAAATAGAAGCATTAAGAAAAAACAAAAAGCTTACTAAAGAACAAAGGGATAAGAAAATAAAATCTTTAAAAGATAAGAAAGACAAAATTTTTAAAAAATCTTTAAAGAAAGATATTAAGGCGGACAAGAGATCTATTAGAAAAACAGGTTCTGAAGTTACTAAAGAGTCTAAAAGAAAAGCAACTACTAAAAGAAAACTTCAAACATCAGCGGAAAGAAGAGAGGCGAGAGAGAAAAGATCTAATACTAAAATGTCTCGTCAAAAGCGTAGAGCGACTAAAAGAGCTGCTCGTAAAAAAAGATCAATGGCGGTTACGGGTATAAAGAGATGGGATCCTCGTGCGGACAAGACTTACACTACTTAATTAAAATATTATTATCTTTGTAAAATATTAAAAAATAAAAATTATGAAAAAGCAAGGTTACAATGACAGACTTGACGAGTCTTTAGGAAACAAGCATAAAGGTAAGCATTCACAATCTATGAAAGATCGTAGAGACGAATCAAAGGCTATGTCAAAAAAGATGTATGGACACGCTTATGGCGGTGATCACAATATGTCTTACGAAAAAATTAACAATGTTAAAAAACACATTGGCAACGCTATAAGAAAGTAATTATGGCGATGAAAGGAAGAACTAAGAAAGGAGCTTTTCCAGAAATAAAAGAATCTCGTCAAGGGGCTTTTACTAAGTGGGCTAAAAATAACGGATTCAAAGATGCGTGTAGTGGAGCTGCTGCTGTTATGAAGAATACAAAAAAGTATTCTAAAAAGGTAGTAGCAATGGCTAATTACGCTAATAACTTTGGATGTAAAACTAAAAAATAAGATGGGTAAATTATTAATATGGTTAGGGGAGTCTATTTCTGATGTATGGTGTAAGTTTCAATGTAAATGGAACTTATTGATTTCAAAAGTAATGTTTAGCGTTGCTTCGTGCCCTAATAAACTTTGTACTTGCAAAAAATAATTATGAAAAGAACTAAAGTAAGCGAATTAAAATCAAGGGGACTTGGAGATACTATTGAAAAGTTTACAAGAGCTACAGGAATTAAGAAAGTAGTTGATACGGTAGCGAAAGCAACCAATTCTGATTGTGGATGTGGTAAGCGAAGAGATACATTAAATAGAGTCTTTCCTTATAATAAATAAAAAAAATGGCATATCAAAAACTACAAAGCAGAGAGGCGTTACCAGTTATAACAAGTGATCGAGTTCGTATACCTGATCCTTCTACAGTGATGACACTTAACGACAGAGGATCTATACAAGCAACGGGAGATTTTACAGGAGGAACAACTTTAGTGGGTAACCTTACTAATTTTTTAGATAAAGGAATCGAGAAGGGTATGATTGTTTATAATTTTACAGATAATATAGCGTATCATGTTCTTTCTGTAGATAGTGACACTGAGATTACGCTTTCGAGTGGAAGTGCTGGGGGAGGATCTTCTATCTTTGCTATATATGCAAAACCAACTATAGGGTGCACTTTGTTTGTAGGTACCGCTGGAGATTTAACAGTTCAAATGGCAGAAAATAATGGAAATACTAATAACATTTCTGCACCAGCCAATTCTGAGGTGTTATATAAAAATATTGCTGACGGTTCTTTTTTACCCATTCAAGTAGTAAGAGTGGATAAAACAAACACTACTGCAGATAATATTGTAGCAATGTGGTAAAATGATAAGCAACTCTAACTCTAACTCAAATGGTTCGAAAGAAAAGCCAAGTAGCGGAAGGTCAAGGTCAGAGCTTATTACTAATGGAGATTTTCAAGATGGTGATACAGGATGGACGGTTAAACCAACAGTAACGATTAGAGAAGGTCAAGCTACAATAGGGCCTGCAGACAGACCGCCTTTTGCAGCTATTTCTCAATCTATTTTAGAGGATGGAGCGTCTTACGATGTTATTATAGATGTTGTAAATGTATTTCCTGAACAAACGGCTGATGTTAGAGATGGAAGTAATACCAGTGTTTATTCTATTACATCCACAGGACAACAGTCTTTTAGTTTTACAAATAGTAGAGGATTAATTTTTAGTATTACATCATCAAGATTGGTGATTTCAAATGTATCAGTAAAAAAACAATAATATTATGGCAACCGTACCAAGCGATCAAAAATTTCATACAGTACCAGGATTCGTAGAAACCGACAATCAAGGATCAGCAACAGCTAACAACAATAGAGATATCTATACTATGCAAGACATTATAGATACTTACTCTACAGCTCCATTTCTTTATCAAGAGTATGTGGGAACTTTTACAAGAGCTGATTTAAACGCTTTAGCAGCAATACCTGGTGGAGGCGTAACACAGATAATAGCAGGAGTGCCTTCTAAATCTCTTATTATTGAAGAAACTTATTGGACTGTAAATATTAACAATCCAGGATCTTATACTCCTTTAACCCCAGGCGATATAAATGTAATTCAAGCTACAGCAACTACAGGAAATCTTAATGTATCTACATTTCCTCATGAACGAATAAATCAAATCCTTAATGCCGAAACAGATCAGGCTACTTATTTTAGAGATGTTCCCGTTTCTGGAAATAGAGTTTATTCTTTAAACAAGCCTACTCGTCTTAAGGTAAGCCCTAATTTAGTCTTTCCTCCTCGATTCGAATCATTAGTTTTAAGGCTAAAGTTCAGAACTATTCCTTTATAAAAAAAAATAAAAATTTTATTATCTTTGTAATCATGAATTGGGTACAAACATCAACTTGGCAGGGGAAGTTAGTTTATTATAAAACATACACCTATCCAGTAAAATGAAACAAGAAGTGAAAGATACAATTGAAGTAGTAGCCGCTAATGGCGGTGCTTTAGGTTTAACATTAACGCAAGTAAACGAAATGCTTCAATTTATTTCCTTAGCACTTGCTATAGCCTTCACAATTTATAAATTTATAAAAGTAACAGATAAAAAATAATTATGAAATATTTTACCCACAGCGAGTTTGATTCTCCTGATGAAACTGGTTCAGGGAAAAATATGAGGCATGATTTTTTGGAAATGTTAGACTTTGCTCGTGAAGAAGCGGGCATTCCTTTTAAAATAACATCTGGCTTTAGAACTCAAGCATATAACAAAGACCTGCAAGATAGAGGATATCAAGCAAGCCCTAACAGTTCACATCTAAAAGGCTGTGCGGCAGATATCGCTTGCGGTAATTCACAAAAAAGATCTATAATGGTTAAGGCTTTAATCAATGTCGGTTTCACTCGTTTGGGTATTTCAAAGACATTCATACATGTGGACAACGATCCTTCTAAGCCTGACGCAATCTGGTTGTATTCATAATGGCAAAGAAAGGAAGAACTAAAGATAAAGGAAACAAAATCTGTAAAGCAGGTAAAGACTGGGCTATGAGAACTTATGGTAAATGGTCAGCTTATGCTGCTATGGGTGCTTCTAAATATTGTAAAGATCCTAACTACGCTAAAAATAAAAAGAAATGAGTGGGGATATAAAAAAAAATAGAAATTTATCAAAACCTTTAGCTGAATCTAAATTTGACAGTATTAAGAAAAAAATTAAAAAAAATATTAAACCAGCAGTAAAGACGATTAAAACTCACCTCAAAAAAGGAACGCCAGTTCCTAAAACGGGAATTAAGATTGTAGACGATTACACTAAAGATAGTAATATAAAAGGATATGGTAAGTCTTTAAGAATTGTAAATAGAAAAACAGGCAAGAAAGATAAGACTAAAACTAAAATTGCTAAAGGATTGTATAAAGGATATAAAGCGGCAAGAAAAATAAAAAAACTTTTAACCTACTAAATTAAAAAGAAATGATAGATAAAAAGAAACTTAAAACAATAGCTTCTGAATTAAAGAAGGCCTCTGCTATGCATAAAGGTCAAGCGGCAAAAATAGACAAGATGTTAAAATCTATGAAGCCAAAACCTAAAAAGAAAAAGTAATGGCTGGAGCTTTAAAAAAGTGGAGAGACGAAAAGTGGGTTCGTATAGGAACTGATGGATCTATATTAGGTGCTTGTGGAACAAGTAAAGCTAAAAAGAATCCAGCAAGATGCTTACCATTATCTAAAGCTAAATCATTAAGTAAAGCAGAAAGAGCGGCAACAGCTAAAAAGAAAAAAAGATCAGGAGGGAAAAAACAATTTGTAATGAACACTAAAAAAGCAAAAGTAAGATCATGAAAACATCAGCAATGCGTAAAAAATACAAAAAGAAACAGTTAAGTAAAAATCAGAAAAAGATTGCAAAAGCTGCACCTCCTTATGATGCTATAACAAAAGCGGACTTTATTACTCTTAAAAAAAATAAAAACGCTTAAAATAAATAATGGCGGTTAGCAAACAAAATATGAAATGCAATGTTGTTCGTTCCAGCACCAGGCCTGGTAAAAAACGAATGGTAAAAGCGTGTGAGGGCGGCAAGGAAAAGATTATTCACTTTGGTGCTAAGGGTTATGGTCATAACTATTCAGCAGCAGCAAGAAAATCTTTTAGAGCCAGACACAAGTGCGGAACTGCTAAATCAAAATTAACTGCAAGATATTGGGCCTGTAAAAATTTATGGGCTGGAAAAGGAGGCTCAACAAAATCAAGCCCTAAAAATAGAAAAGGTAAATACTAATGGAGGATATTTTTAAATTAATAGAAGGGTACGGATTGCCATTAGTGTTATTGTTGGGGGCTTTATACGCTTTATATAATTTCTTTTTTTTTAGCATTAGAGAGGTCAAAAATACATTTTCAAAATTTCATGAAAAAAATGCGGATAACATGGAAGAGATAAAAAAGAAAATAGATATTATATTAGAATACATAAGAAAACAATCATGAGTATTTGGACTAAGATATTTGGAAAGGGAGCGTTAGATGTAGCTGGTAAAGTTGCAGGAATTGCTGACAGGTTTATTCAAACAAAAGAAGAGAAGGCGGCTTTTGAAATGGAGATGGAAAAAATCTTTATAGAAGCAGAGGCTGAAATACAAAAAAATGTAACAGAAAGATGGCGTAGTGATATGACCAGCGATTCCTGGTTAAGTAAAAATGTTAGGCCTATGGTTTTAATATTTTTAGTTGTATGCACTGTCTTAATGATATTTATAGATGCGGGATCTATTAAATTTCAAGTAGAAGAAAAATGGACGGATCTTTTACAATTAGTTTTAATTACCGTAATTGGAGCCTACTTCGGGGGAAGATCGTTTGAAAAAATAAAAAAATAATGGCTAAAGCACCCTCATTCACATTTCGTGGAAACACACAGAAAAAAAGACCTGGAGTTCATGCAAAATCCAAAACAAGTTCTTTGAAGTCAAGCAAGAACTACTCTAAGAAATATAGAGGTCAAGGCAAGTAAAATACATTCCATAACTTTTCTTATCTTTGTAAAAATTAATTACAATCTAAATTTACTAAAATGAAAAAAATTGAAGAAAAAGAATTATTGAATTTACAAACTTTAAACAATGAGTTCAATAAATTAAAAGTACAATTAGGAGACCTTACTTTGCAAAAGCACGGGTTATGCTTAAGAGTAGAAGAATTGAAAGCAAGCTTTCAAACTGCCGAAAAAGCCCTAATAGATAAATACGGAGCAAATTCTGTTATTAATTTAGAAACAGGAGAAGTAAAAGAAAAAGAAGAAAAAGTAGAAAATGGCGAAAATAAGTAATACTACAGCTTACCCACAAGTATCACCAAAAGATGATGACCTGCTTATTATTACAGATAAGAGTGATTTAGACGAGACTAAAACAGTTAGTATTGGTGCGTTGGGTGCGTATTACAAATGCTCTACAAAAGAAGTTGAGTTAAACGCTAATCAAATTCTTAATTCTTTTACATTCCCCGTCTTATTATTAGAACCTTTAGGAAATCAAATAATTCAGGTTACTTCTGTTGTTGTTAATTATACATACGGAGATGCGGCTTTTGTTTGGCCTTCAGACGCAGGTATATATGCGGGGATTAATACTGCTTTTACTTATCAATGGACTATAGATACTGGTGCTGTTGGAGCTACAAGCGTTATACATCAACCCAGATATATTAATGGTGCAAGATGGCCAGCTTTAGGAGCAAAGATATACTTTGGGGCTCAGGCTGGAAATCCCACCTCTCCAGGAACACCAACAGGTAATATAAAGTTAAGTTTAAAATATAGAGTAATAGATTTTTAGAAAATGGCTAAAATTGAAAACACCACCGCTTATCCTACAGTAACTCCAGCAATGGATGACCTACTAATCGCTACTGATGTTAGTAACGATAATGAAACAGTTACATTTTTAGTAAGCGATTTAATAGGAGGTACAGGTGTTCTTCAAGGACTACAATCAGTATTGGACACAGGTAATACTGCAGTTCAGTCTATTAACTTAACAGGAGATATTATTGTAAACGGAACAGTTGCTCCTCTAACTATTACCGCTTTAGGATCTACAGGTTTAGCTGGTCAGTTATTAAGTTCTACAGGAGCGGGATTGCAATGGGTTAATAGTCCTTCTACTTCTTGTTGCAGTTGGAATGATTCTCTTATTTCAGGAGCTACAGCTACTACAGCAGCTACAGTTGATGGGGTTCCTTTTAATGTGGTTAATGCGGGTGGGGGTATTTCTATATCGTCTCCAGCAACATTAGCTAATTCAGGGACTTCTACTTTTACAGGACAAGTAAATATAAACAGCACACTTTTAAACTTTAATGCAACGGGACAAATTAATGATGGAGCAGGAAATACAGGTACACCAGGTCAATGGTTAACCTCTACAGGTACAGGTTTAGCTTGGAGCAGTGCGATACCTCCAGCTTCTTGTTGCGATATACAATCTACATTAGGCGTTGGTTCTGTAGCTAATAATCAAGGTATTTCCTTTACAGGAACAAGTAGCGTCATATTTGACACTAATGTAAGTATAAGTTCTGCAGGAGGAAATGTATTTAGCGGAAACAATACTTTTTCTGGAAGTGGGACAACCCTTTCAACTGCTGGTGTAGTTTTAAGCGGAACGGTTTGGGCAGGAACAAGTGTAGGTACACCAGGTCAAATTTTAAGTTCTACTGGTACAGGTGTTCAATGGGTAAACGCAGGTACCGTTGTAGGTAATCAAGATCTACAATCAGTATTAGATACAGGAAACACAGCTACGGGAGCAAATGCAGACATTACAATTACAGGTACTATTAATCCTGGAACAATTACTGATTCATCAGGTGGAACAGGGGCTATAGGACAGGTATTAAGTGTAAGCGGCTCAGGATTAAGTTGGATTACACCTGCAGCAGGTACCGTAACATCTGTTAGTCTTAGTGCAATACAAACATCTACAGGTAATGCTTTAAGTATTTCTCCAACTACTGGGGCTGTTCTTGTTCAGCCTTTTGTTTTTGGTGGAACTACAAACATAGGTTTTGTTCCCGAATATACAGGAGGATCTCCTACAACAAACTTCTTGAGAGCAGATGGCACATGGGCTACAGCTACAGGTGGTGGGGCTGTAACCTCAGTTACAGCGGGAGCACCAGGTACTTCTGGAGGAACACCTTTAACAATAACTCCTACAACAGGAGCGGTGGTTGCTACTTCTAATGCCTACGCAGGAACAACCAATGTGGGACATGTTCCAGCAGGAGGTAGTGCTACAACATTTTTAAGAGGAGATGGAACTTGGCAGGTTCCAGGTGGAGCAGCAAGCGACACTAATTCTTTTAATTGGACAGAAACTGCTATTCTGGCTAAATTTAGTGGATATGTTGCTAATGAATATATGGCTTTAGAGCCTTTTAGAAATTCAGGAGGAATAGGAGTAGGGTTAACTAATTACAATACTTCTATTGGAACTTCTGCTCCCTCAGCCGCATTAAGCCCTATACAAAGGTTTAGTTCAGCGGTATTTCAATTGCCAGCTGACAGTTGTTCAACAGGAAAGAGTAAGTTACAATTATGTGACATAACCTCAAACTTAATTGTAGAAACTGATAGTGGCTTAACTACTGATGCTTTTGCTCCAGGATCCGTCTTTACTCTTGAATGTTGGAGAATGGCGGGAGATCCTTGCACCTCTACAGATATATTTTTAGCTGCAACCTGTAGAATAACAGTAACAGACTCGGGAGACGGAACCGCCTCACTTAATTGTTGTTCGGGTGGAGTTTTAGGAAGTGCGGCTGATAGAACATGGGAGCCAGGACACTCTATGATGTTTACCTGGAGGTGTCAGTCAAGTCAAACCGCATCTCCTGCTTATATATTTTGGAGAATGAATATAAGGTTTGAATATATATCTTAAATTAAATTAAAATGAAATGGACATTAGAAAAATATCAATTGGTGCGGACTACAAGTCTGGTGCCATGCACTACATCGTGGGGCAAGAAGTATTAGGCGGATCACATGTTATTCACTTAATTCAAGCCACGGAATCTTCTTACAGAATTTGGATACAAAGATCAGACGAGATATATTTATGGAAGGAATTTTTAAATACTCTTCCTGTATCTTTAGAATTTAACATTAATTTTTAATGCGGTCTCCGTATAACTTTATCGTTGAACCCTTATACAAAAGAAGGTACGATAATATAAAAAAAATAGGAAATACAGAATTAATTACCAGCGTCTCCAAAGAAGATCATATTGCTTCTAATAGACTTGCAAAAGTAATAGCTTTACCTATAAACTACAAGGGCCCAGTAAAAGAAGGCGACACCTTGTTGGTTCATCATAATGTTTTTAAGTTTTATTACGACATGTATGGGAGAGAAAAAAGCGGAAGAAGTTTTCTAAAAGACGATTTGTTTTTAGTAGATCACGAACAGTTTTTTCTTTACAAACAAAACAACAAGTGGAAAGCTTATGGTAAGTATTGTTTTATAAAACCTATAGGTTTAGAGGACTCTTATATATTTAAAGGAGGGAACGAGGAACCTTTATATGGCACTATTAAATATATCAATCAAGAGCTTTTAGATTTAGGCGTAAAAGAAGGTGATAAAATATCTTTTCAACCTGAAAGCGAATATCCGTTTATAGTGGATGAAGAAAAATTATACAGAATGTTTACTAACAATATAACGATGATTGTATGATTTATACTCAAGATAATTTTATTAGCGATGATTTATTTAAAATTGCCTGCAACTATTTAGAAAAAGGAGAGTTTATTAAACACACTGTAGGTGAAAAAAATTTTTATATACAAGAGTCTCCTGATATTTTTGATCAATATGTATTGAGAAAATTAGCTATACTTGAAGCTCGTCCAGTAGAAAACATATTAAGTTTTTTTAGAGTATCAACTGATGTTTTAGATAATAATTGGCGTATACATTCTGATTTAAAAATAAAAGGACAACAGCCAGATAGGGCGGCAGTTTTATATATGTCACCCAGAGAGCTGGAATCTTTACACGGAACCGCTTTCTGGGAGCATGAAATTTACGGATCGTATCTTCCTCAACATATTGATGACGAAGAGTATGATAGACTTATACGAGTAGATTCAGAAAACTTGGACATGTGGAGATTAGTTTCTGTTTCGGGTTATGAGCAGAACAGATTGGTGTCTTACCCTGCTAATTACTTTCATAGTAAATATCCTAATCAGTCTTGGAAGGAAGGAAGGCAGGTGTATGTAATATTTTATAAATTTAAAAATTAAATCATGGGAGTACAAAAAAACATTGGAAGATTAAAAGCTAAAACAGAGTCTTTAACAGAAAATTTACAAAAATTAATTTTGGAAGAAAAACGAACTCGGGACTTAGTTTTGGGAGCTTTGCAGATTTTAAAACACATGCCAGGGTATGAAGAAGCGTTAAGTAAAATAAAAGAAGAACATGAAAGAAAACAAGACAAAGGAGATTAAATTAAGTATTATAGAGGCTGGAGAAAAAGCAGTAAAGCAACTTATTAAAGTTGCAAAAGAAGATATTATTAAATACGATAAGGATGATGAGTTGGCTGCCGATAGATTGAAAAACGCAGCCGCTACTAAAAAGCTTTGTATTATGGATGCTTTTGAAATATTAAAACGCATAGAAGAAGAAAGAGCTTTACTGGACGGTAATGTAACAGAGAAGAAAAATAACACACCTAAAGGATTTGCAGAGTCAAGATCAAAATAGCTTATATAGGGTTGTAAATAATTTAATACCCAAAAATGTATTGTCTAATAAGAACAGGGCAAGGACTTGGCTCTATGGTTATAATGAAAAATACGATATAGTTGTTATATCTCGTAACGGAACTCTGGGTAAGGTAATAGAAATAAACAAATTAAGAATAGGATTACCAGCTCAGCCTAAAAAAGTTTATTCACGATCTTTGAAAAAAGAAGATCAATATTGGGAAGCGATACCTATATCAAAAGAGCTTAACAAAATTAAATCTATATTTCAATGGCACGAAACGCCCGATACCTTTAAGTCTAAATGGGTTGATTATATAGAAGAGGAGTTTGATAGAAGAGAGCAAGGTTATTGGTTTATGAATAACGGAAGCCCTACATATATTACTGGCACACATTATATGTACTTACAGTGGACTAAGATAGATGTAGGCAATCCAGATTACCGAGAAGCCAACAGAATATTTTATATTTTTTGGGAAGCGTGTAAGGCTGATAAACGAAGCTTTGGAATGTGCTATTTAAAAATTAGGCGTTCAGGTTTTTCTTTTATGAGTTCTTGTGAAGGGGTTAATCAGGCAACCATAACTAAGGATGCTCGAGTTGGAATACTTTCTAAAACAGGATCGGATGCAAAAAAAATGTTTACAGATAAGGTTGTTCCTATATCTAACAATTATCCTTTTTTCTTTAAACCGATTCAAGATGGTATGGATAAGCCTAAAACAGAATTGGCTTACAGAGTTCCTGCCTCTAAGATTACTAAAAAAAACATGCACACCTTAGCAGATGAAGAGCTGGAAGGGTTAGACACTACTATTGATTGGAAAAACACAGGAGATAATAGTTATGATGGTGAGAAGTTGCAACTGCTTTTACATGACGAAAGTGGTAAATGGGAAAAGCCAGATAATATATTAAATAACTGGCGAGTAACTAAAACTTGCTTAAGGTTAGGTAGTAAAATTATTGGAAAATGTATGATGGGAAGCACATCAAATGCTTTAGATAAAGGTGGTAATAATTTTAAATCTTTATATGAAGATTCTATGCCTGAAAAAAGAAACGCTAACGGTCAAACAAAATCAGGATTATATTGCTTGTTTGTTCCTATGGAGTGGAATTTTGAAGGATATATAGATATATATGGTATGCCAGTTTTTAGATCTCCAGAAAAACCAATAATAGGAATAGATGGAGAGGATATTACAGTGGGTGCAATTGACTACTGGGAAAATGAGGTAGACTCTTTATCTCATGATCCTGATGCTTTAAATGAGTTTTACAGACAGTTTCCAAGAACAGAGTCACATGCTTTTAGAGATGAAAGTAAACAGTCAATATTTAACTTAACTAAAATTTATCAGCAAATAGATTATAATGATTCTCTAATTCTGACACATCATTTAACACGAGGATCTTTCTCATGGGAGAATGGAGTCAAAGATTCTAAGGTTATATGGAACCCTCATAATAGAGGTAGATTTTTAGTAAGTTGGACACCACCTCCTCATTTACAAAACAATATAATAATAGAAAGAGGATTAAAGAAACCAGGTAACGAGCATATTGGTTCTTTTGGTTGTGACTCTTATGATATTTCAGGAGTGGTTGTAGGTAAAGGATCTAATGGCGCTTTACATGGCTTGACTAAGTTTAATATGGAAGAAGCTCCGAGTAATGAGTTTTTTTTAGAATATATAGCCAGACCTCAAACTGCAGAAATATTTTTTGAAGAGGTTTTGATGGCCTGCATATTTTATGGTATGCCTATTTTATGTGAAAACAATAAACCTCGTCTTTTGTATCATTTTAAAAACAGAGGTTATAGAGGGTTTAGTATGAATAGGCCCGACAAAACCTACAATAAATTATCTAAAACAGAACGAGAACTTGGAGGCATACCTAATACTTCGGAAGATGTAAAGCAATCTCATGCTTCAGCGATAGAGTCTTATATTGAGAAATATGTAGGAATAGATTTTGAAGGAACATATAGGGATGCGGGGGATATGGGAACAATGTATTTCGGAAAAACTTTAGAGGATTGGGCTAAGTTTGATATAACCAATAGAACTAAGTTTGATGCTGCTATAAGTTCTGGTTTAGCTATTATGGCTAACCAAAAACACTTATACACACCATCTAAACAAAAATCAAAAATAAGTATTAACTTTGCAAGATATAATAACACCAGCAATAAAAGTCAAATAATTACATGAAAGATGTCAAGATAGATATAAACTCTGCTGCGTTTCCCGATCAGTTTGCTACCGATAAACAAAAAGCTACAGATGAGTTTGGATTACAAGTTGGTCAGGCGATACAATATGAGTGGTTCAGAAAAGATGGAATGCGTTGTAGGTTTTATAATCAATGGAATGAATTTCATAGATTAAGACTTTACGCTCGAGGAGAACAATCAATAGGAAAATATAAAAACGAATTAGCCGTAGATGGAGACTTATCTTATCTAAATTTAGATTGGACACCAGTTCCAATAATACCAAAATTTGTAGACATAGTAGTAAACGGAATGTCTGACAGATTGTTTAAGGTAAACTGTATAGCTATGGACGCACTGTCTGCTGAAAAAAGAAATCAGTTTCAAGAGATGGTAGAAACCAATGTGGTTGCACAGGATTTATTTAAACAAATAGAAGATGACTTTCAAGTTCAAATGTTTCAAGTAGATCCTAAAACACTTCCTCAAAGCGACACAGAAATGGAATTGTATATGCAGTTAAATTACAAACCTGCTATTGAGATTGCTAATGAGATTGCTATCAATACAATGTTGGAGGAAAATCATTATGCTGATATTAGAAAAAGAGTTGACTATGATATTGCAACTTTAGGAATAGGAATGTGTAAACATAGTTTTCAGCAGGGTGACGGTATACGAGTAGAATATGTAGATCCAGCAAATGTTGTTTACAGTTATACAGAAGATCCTTACTTTAAAGATTGTTTTTATTGGGGAGAAATTAAAACCCTACCTATTGCGGAGTTAGTTAAAATAGATCCAGACATAACTAATGAAGATATGGAAGAGATATCTAAATATAGTCAGTCGTGGTATGATTACTATAATGTAGCAGCTATGTATGAGAACAGTATGTTTTCTCGAGACACTTGTACACTGTTATATTTTAATTACAAAACAACCAACAGCTTTGTGTATAAAAAGAAAAAAATGGCTGAGGGTAGTTTTAAAACTGTAGAAAAAACAGATGAGTTCAATCCCCCTCAAGAAATGATGGATGAAGGGGAGTTTGAAAAAGTAGAGAAAAAAATAGATGTGTGGTATGAAGGTATAATGGTAATGGGTACTAATATTATTTTAAAATGGAATATGATGGAGAATATGGTAAGGCCTAATTCTGCTAATCAATATGCCTACCCTAACTATGTAGCTTGTGCTCCACGAATGTATAAAGGAGTTTTAGAATCTTTAGTAAGACGAATGATTCCTTTTGCTGATTTAATTCAGATTACTCATTTAAAAATTCAACAAGTTGTATCTAAAGTAGTTCCTGATGGTGTGTTTATAGATGCCGATGGATTAAATGAAGTAGACTTAGGAACTGGTGCTGCTTATAATCCTGAAGATGCATTAAGATTATATTTTCAAACAGGTAGTGTTGTTGGTAGAAGTTATACTCAAGATGGTGAGTTTAATAATGCTCGTCAGCCTATCAGTCAGTTAACATCAAGTAGTGGGCAAAGTAAAATGCAAATGCTTATAGGAAATTATAATCATTACTTAAATATGTTAAGACAAGTAACAGGCTTAAATGAAGCGAGAGATGGTTCTACTCCAGATCCGTACTCTTTAGTTGGGGTACAAAAACTTGCAGCTTTAAATTCAAATGTAGCAACAAGACATATTTTAAATGCCAGTTTATTTATTACACAAAGATTAGCGGAATGCTTATCTATTAGAACTGCAGATGTATTAGAGTATGCGGATTTTAAAGATGAGTTTGCTATGCAGATAGGAAAATATAATTTAGGAATATTAGAAGAGATTAAAAATTTATATTTATATGACTTTGGGATATTTATAGAGATGACTCCTGATGAAGAAGAAAAACAACAGTTAGAGCAGAATATTCAAATGTCTCTTCAAAACGGAGGAATTGATTTAGAGGATGCTATTGATATTAGAACCATCAATAATTTAAAAATGGCTAATCAATTATTAAAAGTAAAGCGTAAACAAACTGCGGCAGAAAAACAACAGAAAGAACAGCAAATGCAAGCTATGCAGGCACAGCAAGCTCAAGCTTTACAGCAACAAAAATCTCAAGCTGAAATGCAAAAAACTCAAGCAGAGCTTCAAGCTAAAATCCAACTTAAACAAGCTGAAATAGCTTTTGAAATAGAAAAACAAAAAGAAGAGGCTAACCTAAAGCGTAGATTAATGGATGCTGAGTTTAATTACAATATGCAGCTACGAGGAATGGAACAGGCTCAAATAGATATGAGAGAAGATAAAAAAGAAAAAGCTAAAGCAGACAGAATAAGTATGGGAAATACTCAGCAATCAAAAATGATTGAACAGCGTAAAAGAAATTTACCTGCTCAAAACTTTGAATCTAACGAAGATAGTTTAGATGGTTTTGATTTAGCTGAATTTAACCCTCGTTAATAGGGCTAAAAAATATAATAAAATAAGTATTAACTTTGCAATAAATTAAATCAAATAAAATGGACGAAAACAAATTTACAGTAAAAGATGTTTCTGCAGTAGAAAAATCTAAGGTAGAAATAGAAGAGCAACTTCTAAAAGAACACGAGGAAAAAACTCAAACAGAAACACCAGAACCAACGGTTGAAGCAGTAGAGACTACTACAGAAAAACCAATTGAACAAAAGGAAGAGATAGAAACTCCCGCATCAGAGTTAAATGATGCAGATGTTCTTTCATATATTAAAAACAGATACGATAAAGATATCGAGTCGGTAGATCAATTATTTGACACTAAAGAGTCAAACGAAGATTTGCCTGAAGATGTTGCAGCGTATTTTAAATATAAAAAGGAAACTGGCCGTGGACTTAATGATTTTGTAGAATTACAAAAAAATTATGATGACATGGATGGTGACCAAGTGCTAAAAGCTTATTACTCTAAAACCGAAGAAGGTTTAGATATGAGTGATATTCAAGATATCATGGATGATAAATTTTCTTTTGATGAAGAATTAGATGATCCAAAAGATATTAAGAAAAAGCAATTAGCTAAAAAAAGAGAACTTGTAAAAGCTAAAAAGTTTTTAAATGAACAAAGAGATAAATATAAAGCTCCTCTTGAGTCAAGTGGGAGTGGGTTATCTGCCGAGGACACTGAAAAATTTAATAGCTATAAAAGTTATATAGAGGAATCTAATAATGCTAAAGAGGCCCAAAAGAAAAGGTATGACTACTTTTTAGAAAAAACCAATGAGGTTTTTAACGATGAGTTCAAAGGTTTTGAGTTTAATATCGGAGAAAAGAGTTTTACTTTTAAGCCTGGAGATAGCAAGGAGTTGAAAAGCAAACAATCCAGCGTTAATACATTTATTGAAAAATACATGGATAAAGAAACTGGATTAATGAAAGACGCTCATGGATATCATAAGGCTATAGCGGTTGCTATGAATTTAGACAAGTTTGCTGAGTTCTTTTATAATCAAGGGATGACTGAAGCTGTGGATAATGTTACTAAAAAATCAAAAAACATTAACATGGATATCAGAAAAACCCCTCAGACATTCAGCAAAGATGGATTAAAGATTAGACCGATAGGCGATAATAGCAGCGGTAGAGGACTTAAAATTAGAAGTATTAAAACAAAATAGTAATTAAAAAAATTTAAAACAATGGCAGTAATTTCACCTCCAGGGTTTGACTTGCAACCAAGTGGACAACAAGTAGCCTTGGCAACAAACTACATTACTAACTTTGATTTTCTTAATCAGTATCTTCCAGATACATATGAAAAAGAATTTGAAAGATATGGTAATAGAACAGTAGCATCATTCTTAAGAATGGTTGGTGCTGAAATGCCTTCTAACTCTGACCTTATTAAGTGGGCTGAGCAAGGAAGGTTACACACTAAATATACAGCTTGTACTTTAGCATCTTATACGGGTGCTGAAACTACACAGGTAATAACAATCCCTACAGCTCAGGTTAATCCTGCGTCTCCTCCAGCGTCATCAGCTCCAGCTAATGGCTTTTCTGCAATCAGAGTAGGTCAAACTATTATGATTTCTGATGAGACTCCTGGATCAACTTTAAGCAATAAAGCGATTGTTACAGCTGTTTCAAACGCAGCTCCATTTACAGTAACTGTAGCTTACTATGAAGCAACTCAAGCAGGTTTTGCAGCAGCTTCAACAGTGAGTATATTTATTTATGGATCTGAGTTTGCAAAAGGACAATTAGGTATGGCTGGCTCTATTGAAGCTCAAGACTTTATCTTTGAAAATTCTCCAATTATCATTAAGGACACTTACGAAGTAAACGGTTCTGACATGGCACAAATTGGATGGGTAGAGGTAACTACTGAGAACGGTGCGAGCGGTTATTTATGGTACCTAAAGTCTGAGCACGAAACAAGACTTCGTTTTGAAGATTACTTAGAAACTGCAATGGTTGAAGCAGTTCCTGCAGTAGCGGGTTCTGGTGCGGCAGCAGCAGCAGCTCCCGTAGGTAATAAAGGATCTGAAGGAGTTTTCTATGTAGTAAATACGCGAGGAAATGTATGGAGCGGTGGTAACCCAGTTGCTCTTGCAGGTTTCGACTCAGTTATCCAAAGACTTGATAAGCAAGGTGCTATCGAGGAAAATGTAATCTTTGTTAACCGTCAATTCTCATTTGATATTGATGATATGTTAGCTGCTCAAAACTCTTATGGAGCGGGTGGTACTTCATATGGTCTATTTGATAATGATGAAGAAATGGCTCTAAACTTAGGTTTCACAGGATTCCGTAGAGGTTATGATTTCTACAAGTCTGACTGGAAATACTTAAACGATCCTACTATGAGAGGTGGTTTAACAGGTGGTGCAATCAATGGACTTATGGTTCCAGCTGGTTCTACTACAGTATACGACCAAATCTTAGGTAAGAACGCTAAGCGTCCATTCTTACATGTTAGATATAGAGCTTCTGAAACTGAAGATAGAAGATATAAAACTTGGATCACTGGTTCTGCTGGTGGAGCAAGAACATCTTCTTTAGATGCAATGACAGTTAACTTCTTATCAGAAAGAGCTGTATGTACTTTAGGTGCAAACAACTTCTTCTTATTTAGAGACTAATAACTGATAATTAGGGGGAGGATTAAATTCCTCCCCTTTTTTTTAACTTTAATTAAATTATAATAAAATGAAAAAATCCAAAAAACCTGTTGCAAAACAGTATAAACTAAAAAGAGAGGTAGCACCTTTGTGTTTTATGTTAAACTCTCACCACAACAAAAGATCACCTTTACTTTATTTTGATGAAGAAACTGGAGAAAACAGAGCTCTTCGTTATGCAAGAAATCAAAAAAGCCCATTTGAGGATGAGCAAGATGGTAATGCTATTATGGAGCCTGTTATTTTTGAAGATGGCTTTTTAAATGTAGAAAGAAGTAATCAGGTGTTACAAAAATTTTTAGATATTCATCCTGGCAACGGAATGATATTTGAAGAGATAAATGAAGCTAAAGATGCTGCTGAAGAATTAGAGATAGAAGAATTAGTTCTTGACGCTCAAATTTTAGCAAGAGAGCTGGATATTAAAATGCTTTCAACTTTAGGTAGAGTTCTTCTTGCTGGAGATACAGATAAATTAAGCACTGCTGAATTAAAAAGAGATATGTTGGTTTATTCCAGAAACTATCCAGCTGAATTTATTGATGCTTTAAACGATCCTGCTTTAGAAATACAAGACAATGTTGTAAAGTTTTTTAGAGAAAATTTACTTACTCTTAAAAATAAAAACAGAGATGTTTATTTTAACTTAACTAAAAATAAAAAGAAACTTTTAACCGTTCCTTACGGAGAAGATTATTACGACATTGTAGCTTCTTATGTTCAAACTGACGAAGGTTTAGAAACATACAAGCTTCTTACTAAAATGCTGAAATCTAAATTAAAATCTACAGATTAAATCTTAAGAAAGAGCACCTCAAATAGGTGCTTTTTTTTTATATATCTTTGCACTTTATTAACTTATTAAAATTATTAATTATGGACAAATTTTTAGACACTCCAGTAACGAGTGAATCAAACATGCTAATCAGTTGTTCTGATGTAATCGCTATACAAACAGGCGATGCTTCAGGTGCTGATGATGCAACAAAAACTACTATTTTCTACAATAGTGGAAACACAGTAACATTAACTCATGGATCAGTATCTACTACTTTAGAAATGAGAGACTCATTACAAAACGCTATGGAAGAAGCTTTAAAGACTTCTTGGACAGAGGTTGCATTCGCCTATGTACCAGCTAAAGCAGTATCCGCAGTAGCAGTAGCCTAAGTAAGATGAATAGATATATTAATTTACCCGTACAAATGTACCCAGGTTCTACAGCCACGAATGCAGCTGCTTTAAACTCTGGTACAACTGATGCGGCTACCGAAGGAAAACTTACTCAGTCAGGTCAAAACTTTTTAACTACAGTTAATGTAGGAGACTACGCTGTACTTACATTCACTGTAGGAACCTTTGTAGCACGAAGTTACGGTATAGTAACCGCAGTAGATAGTGATACAGTTTTAAGTATTGAGGGACCAGGACTTCCTGCTACAGGCACAGGAGGATTATCTGCGAGTGGTAGTGCTTATGTAATTATAGCAGCAGCAGATGTTTCTAAATGTGTATTGTCAGGAGCTAAGTTTACTGAAAATGTAGCGGCTGGAGACATGGTTTGTAATGTAACTTTAGGCATTAATTATGCGGTATCTAAAGTAATTGATGATACTACTATTCTTTTATCAGGAACTTCTTTCGGTATACTTGCTGGGGATGATTTCTTCGTATTAAGCGATAGAGGATCAGTAGGTGCAACTAAAATTCGTTTAGATAACGCTACAGAAATTAGAGGTAACGCTGCTGATGGACAGGTAACTGTTCATTATAAAAGAGGAGCTACAAGTCAAAAGTGTGCTATCTCCATGGGAGATCCTGTAACTGATGACGCTTATTACTTAAAATTTAGAGAAGTAGCTTTAGACATTATGAAGTCTCGATGGACTGTTAATTCAGGAACTATGCCTTTAACACCATCCAGTGGTAGTCAAGGTATTCAATGGGCGGGTTCAGTCGTTTTCTCATAATACTTGTTTTATGTTAGAAGGAGAGGTCTACAAAAAAAGTAGACCTCTTTTTTTTTGTTATCTTTGTAGAAATATATAGATAGGTATGGCGAACATAAATGAAGTCAGAAATACGGTTTTAGCAATAGCTAATAAAAATAATTACGGATACATAACGCCTCAAGATTTTAATCTGTATGCTCAACAAGCTCAGATGGATATGTTTGAGGATTATTTTTATATGTATAATAGTTGGATTCAAAGACAAAACGCTCGAGCTTCTGGATCAGGATACGCTGATATTAATAAAAATTTATTAGAGGTAATGGATTTTTTTTCAGTTCATCAAACTTTAGGCCAACCTATAGCTACCGCTAATGTTTACACTTTACCAAGAGATTATTATTTTATAAATAAAGTTTTTCATTACAGTAATCTTTTGTTTGAAGGAACAACAACTGCGACAAACAACCTTCAATTAATAGATGCGAATGTGATAGGCTGGACAACTATACCAGCATCTGCTCCTACGCCACCTATTGGAAGTTTAGTGGTTAATACAGATACTTTTGCAGAGGCTTATGTTACTGGAGTTGTAAATTCAACTACTGTTAATTTAAGTCAAAACATATTTACTGCAATAGGAGAAAATTATAGAATTTTTGATAACACTAAAATAAGAGAGGTTGAAAGAGTTAGTCAGAAAAAAATATTTTATTTAACAAATTCTAAACTAACCGCACCCACTAATATATTTCCTGCCTATGTTATGGAAGGCAATACTATAACTGTTTACCCTTCTAACCTAACAGCGAGAGCAGGAATTAGAACTCAATATATTAGATATCCAAGACCACCGAGATGGACTTTTAGAGAAGTACAATTGGGTGAGCCAATTTACGATCCATCACAACCTGACTTTCAAGATTTTGAATTACCAGATTCAGACGAACCTACATTGATTGCAAAAATATGTCAATATGTAGGAATAGAAATAAGAGAGCCAGAGGTGTATAATTTTGGAAAAACAGAAGAAGATAACGAAACCAGAGAAACCAGCTAATTATGACATATATAACAGACTATCAATATTACGAAAACGGAGGTATAGTTCCTGAAGATAAAAATTGGGGATCATATCAATATGTGTCTTTAGAAGAAATAGTAAATAATTTTATGCTTATGTTTCAAGGAAACAGTGAGCTGGTAAATAATGCTAACAGATATAAAATTTTATTTCACGCAAAAAGAGGTATTCAAGAATTGAACTATGATGCGATGAAAGAAATAAAAATATTAGAACTTACTATATGTGATCAGTTAAGATTTGTACTACCTCCTGATTATGTAAATTGGGTAAGAATATCTTGGGAAAAAGACGGAATGCTTTATCCTTTAACAGAAAACATTCAGACCAATTGGAGTGGTGCTTACCTGCAAGATCATGATTGTAAAATATTATTTGATATTGACGGAAATGTTTTAAAACCTCATAACTCTTTTTGGGATAAACAAAGATTAGATGGAACACAAAAAACACTATACTTAGGTGATGGTAAGTTTCATGGACAAGAAGGATATTGTATAGATGGTTGTTGGTATTTTGATTATCAAGTCGGCAGTAGGTTTGGTTTAAATACTGAAACCGCAAATGTAAACCCTACTTTTAGCATTAACAAAAAGGGAGGCGTTATTAACTTTAATTCAGTTATGGCTGGAAAAATGGTTGTATTAGAATATGTTTCTGATGGAATGGAAAAGGGAGATGACTCCAGCGTTAGCGTAAATAAATTATTTGAAGATTATATTTATGCATACATAAAGTTTGCAATTTTGAATGGCAAGTTCGGAGTACAGGAATATATAGTTAATAGAGCGAGAAAAGATAAATCATCTTTACTTCGTAATGCTAAACTAAGATTAAGTAATATGCATCCTGGTAGACTATTAATGAACTTAAGAGGTCAGGATAAATTGATTAAATAATATGGCTTTAACCTCAACAAATTTTATAGCGGGTAGAATGAATAAGTCTGTAGACGAAAGACTTGTTCCTCCTGGAGAATATATTGATGCATTAAATGTAAGGCTGGGATCTACTGAAAACACAGAAATAGGAGCTGTAGAAAACTCACGAGGCAATACTCTTTTAACTCAATTAGAGTTTAACGGAGTTCCTTTGCAAGGAGAGGTAAGATGTATTGGGGTTTATGAAGATGGAATAAATGAGACTCTTTATTGGTTTGTTCATAATGAAAACAATCCCAACTCAGTAACAACAGGAGTTGTAGATATGATTGTTTCCTACAACACTAATTTAGGAGCTTTAACTTATCATGTAATAAGCACTTCAGTTTTAAACTTTGATTTTAACTACTTGATTACAGGGGTTGATAAGATAGAAAATTTATTATTTTTTACGGACGACCTTAACCCTCCTCGCTGTATAAATGTTAAGTCTGATTATGATTATCCAGGTCCTGGTGCTATTGATGATGTGTTTGAAGAAGAAGATGTTAGTGTAATTGTAAAGCCACCTGGCTTTGAAGATTTTGATCCAACTGCAGGACAAATAGCACCTTTAGGATCTCCTTTTATAGAGTTGGTAAAAGTTCCTGGAGAAGAAAATTATATGGAAACCAGATTCTTATCTTTTGCTTATAGGTATAGATATGAAGATGGTGAATATAGTGCTACATCTTTATTTACAACTCCTGCTTTTCAACCACTTCCTTTTGCTTTGAGTATTCAAAATTTCTGGAATGATGGTATGGAAAATCGGTTTAATGGAGTTAATGTTACCGTTTCAACAGGAACAAGAAGAGTAAAAGAAGTACAAATACTTTACAAGCAAACTACTTCTAATGTTATTTATGTAATTAAAAGATATAATAAATCAGACCTGGGTATATCTGATAACGATTTCATGACTATTCAATTTACGAATAGTGAAATATATACAACATTAGGTTCGGATGAATTACTGCGTCTTTATGATAATGTACCTCGAACAGCGAAGGCTCAAACCATACAAGGTAATAGATTAATGTATGGTAATTATGTAGATGGTTATAATATTGAGGATAAAAATGGTCAAAAACTTCCTATTGTTTATCATGCCGATCCTATAAGCGGAGAGATAGCAGGAACCATTTTGCCTGACGGGGTTGCTTCTAATGGCTCTTACACTTTTGGCCCTAACGCTAATGAGCCTAACTCTATCATTACTTTTGATTTAACTGATGCTCAGCCTGCTAATAATGCACCCGTTGCAGCTGGAACAATTTTTAATTTTTCTGTTGCTCTTCAGCAAACCACCAATACATTTTGTACTAATAGTGGTGGTGCTAATTTTTGCTTAAACATTCCAACTAATTTAGAGGCTTCTCCTTTTGTATTAACTTTTAACTTTGTTTGTCCTATAGACTATAATACTGTTAACGACATGTTAAACTCACAAGAGTTTAAAAACAGAATTGGAGGTAGTGCCGCTCAAGGATATACTGGAACAGGAATTATTCAAGAATTATATCCTTGCTACAACTCGGGATCAGGAGGAACATTAAGTGATAAGTTTTTTAACTACTTAATGAATCCTATTACAACTTCTGACTTAAGGTTGGTAGACGCTGGTATTACAGGGCCTGTATGTAATTCTGCTTCATTAGACAGCGTTCCTTTTCCTGCAATTTGTGCTACAAGTGTTTTATTTGCAGGGGTAACGGATTCTGCAACTGCAACTGCTAACGAGCTTACCGCAGATCCTGCTGTTGATTTTACAACAATTGTGCCTGCTATTACGGTAGGAGATATTGTAATAGATGTAGGCACAGGATTAACAGCATCAATAACTAATATACCAGGTTTAACTACAGGAACAAATAATACACTTGAGATAGCGGACATAAATGGAGGTTTAGCAACATTAGAAACAGCAGGTGTGGCTTTTCAAATAATTCCTCAAGGAGGTAGTCCTGCACCTTGTAATCCTGATGGTTTTGAATATACTGTAGCTGGAAATACTTTTTCGCTTCAAGTACCTGCTACTCAGTATTTTCAAGCGAGTGGAGATCCTGCTACTCCTGGAGTATTTTCAAACGCATTTAGATATTATAATTTTATTGCTTTTAGTTCTACAGCTCAATTTGCACTTAGTCCAAAAAGTGGAAGTTTACATTCAAATAGAGATTACGAAGTTGGAATAGTTTATATGGATGAGTACGGAAGAGCCTCAACGGTTTTAACCAGTCAAAATAATACAGTATATTTTGAGCCATATACCTCCGTAAATAAAAATAAAATAAAAGTAACATTATCAAGCTTACCTCCAGTGTGGGCTCATAAGTATAAATTTGTGGTAAAACCAAGTCAAGGTACTTATAACACTGTTTATTCAAACTTATTTTATGTGCAAGATGGAACAGCGACAGGGGCTACAGGGCTTCCTGTTGCGACAGCTAATGATCCAAGTCAAGTATGGTTTAAGCTGGACGGTCAAAATCAAAACATTCTAAAAGTTGGAGATGAGTTATTAGTAAAACAAGATACTCAAGGGCCAGTATTAACTGGTGCTAAATCAGTGGTTTTAGCGATTCAAGCTTATTCAGGAGGCGGTATAATATCTCAAGCTGGGGGTGGTAGTGCCACTTCTTTGCCAGGATTATATATGTTATTAAAACCATCTGGATGGAGTATAGAGCAAATTGAGAACGCTACTATATTTTATGGAAACAGATCAAGAGCAAATACCAGTAACGGAAACATTGGACCATCATGTATTGATAATTATCCTTTACAAGATCCTTCTACTGGACAGCCTTACGACATTCCAGTGGGTTCAACAATAAGGATTCAACTACATAATTGGAGAGGAGGGACTAACTGCTCTCGTAATATAAACTATGATAGATCATTTGTTGCTTCCGCCTCTTACCCTAACTTTCACGCTTGGGCTGTAGGAGATGATTTACAAAGTCAAATGACAACTGGAAGTGCGGGCACTTCTAATGTAGACAATATGACTTTATCTTTTGATCCCACTTTATATACCAGTTCAGGCGCAGCTTGTGCTGGTAGTGAATATGCTGTAAAGTGTTCTGTAAGAGTAACTCCTTCAGGGCAGATGTTTTTTGTGAACAACGGGGCTCTTACTGAATGTTTTGAAGCAAACTATAATGACACTGGATATTTCCCTGGTAGAAGTAATTTAAGAATTGAAGTAACTCGAACAGGAGGTGTTTTTGTTTTTGAAACTATACCACAGGATGCTGATCCTAATTTATTTTATGACGCTTCAGATTTATTGGATTTAGAAGCTGATCCAGCTGATCCTTTAGGTCAAAAATATCATATGGCAAAAAGAATATTTACTTCAAACTCTACGCCTTATGCATTAGCCGCAGGAAGCTCAGATCAAACAGCGGCAGGAGCTCCTTTAGTTACCGAGTTAGACGCTATGAATTGTTACACATTTGGTAACGGAGTGGAAAGCTATCAGATACACGACAGCCCTGCTGGCAAAGGTTTTAATCTTGGAGAACGAACATTAGCTGTTTCTAATCAAGACTTTCAAGAAGCGGATAGATTTGCAGGAATGACATATAGCGGGGTGTTTAGTAGTTCGGCTAATAGTAATAATCTTAATGAGTTTAATTTAGGTTTAGTTAACTTTAAGGATTTAGAAACTTCTTTTGGTCCGATAATGAAAATGCATTCTCGTGAAACAGATATTTTAATACTACAAGAAGATAGAATATCGTATGTGTTGGCGAGTAAAAATGTGGTAACCGACTCTACAGGGGGAGGGGCGATTACTTCTGTTCCTGAAGTTTTAGGAACTCAAGTGGCGAGAATAGAAGAATATGGTATAAGTTTTAATCCAGAAAGTTTTGCGTCTTATGGTTATGATATGTTTTTTACAGACACTAAGCGTGGTGCTGTTTTAAATTTACGAGGAGCTTCTAAAGGAAGTGATCAGCTTCAAGTAGTTTCTTCTTATGGTATGAATAGTTGGTTTAGAGATGCTTTTAACGCTCAATTAACTACACAAAAATTAGGAGGATACGATCCTTACATGAAAGAATATGTGTTAGGTACTAACCTAATACAAGTTCCTACACCACTCGATATAGTTCCTTGCGGAACAACTATTAGTCAGCTTAACACTACTCAGTCTATTACTTACGATGTAGAATTAGGTTTAGTGGTTGGGGCTGTAGATGTAAATTACAATATACAATTAGGGGGTAGTGTATTGATTCAGGTAGAGTGGAATGGAGCTACTGTAATTAATTCTACAGTAACAGGTTCTGGAACTTTAAGTTTTAATAAAACAGCTAATTTCCCTGAAACAGCAACAATAACATTAACACCTCAAGGTTCTACTACTTATGATATTACGGTAGAGTGTCCTCCTGAAATTCCTTTGACAGTAAGACAAGTTGTTGTAAACTCTAATAATTATGCTGGTGAATTTATTCACACTAACTACAACTGGACTGACGGTGTAACAATAAGTCCGTTTGCTGGTTTATCTTCAGCCGAACTAATTACCACTCCAGCGGCATCAGAATATGTTTCTAATTCAGGTATTCGATCTGTAGGAGTATTCCCATACTCAGGGGCCGATATAAAACTTAGAACAGAAAAATTTGGTATTGATACTTTTGATTTTATTCCAACCGTACACAAGTTTAGAATACTATCATCAAATACTGATTATCAAAACAATCCAACAGATATTGCTAATTTATTATTAGCAGCTCCTGTAGTGAGTGGACCTATAACTTCTCCGTCCTCAGATGTTTATCAAGCAATAGAAACCAACTTTAACATGCCTCTTGGAAACGAATTTTTGTATTTAATTTGGGATTTAAGACTTATTAGTAATGCAGCGGTTTGTTACTGTACTCTTCCTTCAAGTGCTGAAGAGGTTTGTTGTGAATGTCAAGTTGATTGTGATACTTTATATTTAGGCCCTAAAACCGATAGTGTATCTCAAGTTTGTACAACTGATGTTACTGATCCTGGAGCTTTAGGGGAGGTATCATTTAATGGTAACGGTGGGTTATCTACAATAGGTAATGTTATATTCCAAGATCTTGCTTGTAATTTAAGTGGAGCTGGAGTAATTCTACCAGGATTCTATATACAATCTGGATCTCCAACAGGAAGTATTCCTAAATTATGGATTCAGGTAAATAACAATGGAGTAGTAATAAATAGTGGAACATGTTAAATTTAAAATCAAATAAAAATGGCTTGTACAAGTAATGTAACAGTATATTGGTTAGGAACTTCTTTTGCTTCTGCTACTCAGCTTTTTAGTGATAGTAACCTAACAACCGTTGCCCCTGATGGTTATTATCAGGTAGGTGGTATTTATAGAGAAATGTCAGGAGGGGTTTTAGGAGCTCCTGGATCATGCCCTACTTGTTTAGTTCCTTGCGGAAACTCAATTACTGGTGATGGTAGTCAGGGTTATTATACAGTAAGTTTTGATGCGGGAAACTCTCAAGGTGCGGTTATCGTTTTATTTGAACCATATTCTTATCCAGATGGAGTGACTTGGACTTATGACGGTGTGTCAGCTTCAGAATACTCTTCAGCTTCTCAAGGTTATTTGCAAGGTTTAATCGGAACTATAAGCGCAGCAAATCCAGTAACACCTCCTTTTCCTCCGTTTCCTTGTAATCCCCCAATGACTAATGCGACAGGTAGTGCGGGAGCTACTTTTTCTGGAACATTATATGTTTGGGATACTTCTCTGCCAGGGTTAGGGGGTTTTGTAGATGTAGGCATACCAACTGTTTTAGGGCCTTATGGAAATGCGGCTACTGGAGATGTTAGTTTTACTAACTTTATGCCAGGCCCAGCCGCTATGGTTGTTCCAAAACCCAACATTACACCTACTAATATAGACTTTATAATTCAAGGTCCTTGCAATAATACAGTATGGAACATAACAGTTTTATGCCCGCAAGAACTACCTGCTTATCAATGTGAACCAACACCTGTAGCATGTGGAGATCCTCTTACTGAATCTATGTTTACTGTTCATCCCGCTTCTCCTACTGGAGTAACTGCAGGAGGGGTTTTTGTAAATGATTGGGCGTTTGCAGATAGTATAGGTGTAAACCTAAAGCCTGCTGGAACTTATTTGGTAAATAGTGCAGGAGTATTACAATGTGTTACTGTAAGTGCAAATGGCGTTGTTACAAATGTTACTCCATGTGCAGGATCTTGTTAATTTAAAAATATAAAATTATGTCATCACCATTTGAACCAAATACTTTATCATACAGCGAAGATGTAAAAGGATGGCCATCCTTTTATTCTTTTCTTCCAGACTATATGTGTGGAATGAATGGATTTTTTTATAGTTGGAATGGAGGAAACTTATACCGACACAATACTAATCCGTTAAGAAATAATTATTATGGAGTTCAGTATAGTTCGACTATTCAGTCTGTATTTAACTTTGAGCCTCAAACTATTAAGTTATTTAAAACGATGTCATACGAAAGTAATGACGCTTGGAATTGTACTTCTTTATTTACAGACTTAAATACAGGGGCAATGCCTGGAACTAATATTCCTCCTCTTCAGACATGGTTTGTGCAAAAAGAAGGAGAGTGGTTTACTTATTTAAGGGATGCTTCGGGTGCTACTAACTTTAGAGATAGGTCAGCTAATGGTGTAGGTGTATGTACTAATGTATCTGGGCCTGTTGCAGCGGTCGTTATAGAGTTTGCTAACCAAGATAGTTTAGGTAGTTTATTAAGCGTAGGTGATGGGGTTTATTTAGATAACGCACCAAACGCTCCTATTTTTATAGGGGCTGCTACCGCTATTGTAAGACAGTCTACTACAAATGTAACTACAGGTGTTGTAACCCCACCTTCTATTACAGTCGATACAGTCGGTCCATACCCTAACGCAATCAACCCGCTACCACTTCCTTTCCCTGGTGTAGTACCTGCGGCAACAGATTTTATTCTATTTATAAAAGACGCTGTTTCTGCTTCAACAGGGGCTCGTGGTTACTTTATGAATTTTACACTACAAAATGACAATGTAGATGCTGTTGAGTTATTTTCTGTCGGTAGTAGTGTCATGAAAAGTAATCCATAGATTTTATTATCTTTGCATAAATGAAATTAAATATATTACCACTTAAAGAAGAAGATTATGACGAAATACTTTGTCAGTGGTGGAAAGACTGGAGATGGACACCTCCTTCTCGAGAGTTTTTACCAGAAAACGGAATGGGTGGTTTTATTGTTTATGATGGAGAAATACCAATTTGTGCAGGTTTTATGTATATAACTAATTCAAAAGCAACATGGTGTGATTGGATTATATCTAATTTAAAATATAAAGACAGGCAAAAAAGAAAAGAAGCTTTAGAGTTGTTAATAAAAACTATTAGCGATAAAGCAGAAAGTTTGGGTAAAAAATATATATATGCTTTAATCAAAAACAAACCCCTGGTTAATGTGTATAAAAAAATAGGGTTCGTGGAAGGAAGTACCTACACGCATGAAATGATAAAAACAATATAATATGGCAGCAGTTACATCAGCAGTAGTAGGTATAGCTTCAGCAGGTTATAGTGCGGTATCAGGTTTTAGAAATGCAGCGGCACAAAAAAAGGCGGCAAAAGAAGCAGATGCGGCCGCAGCCAAAGCAATGTCTGAAGCAAAAGCCAGAGCAGAAGTAGATTATTTTGCGGGATTAAGTGTCCCTTTAGACGCTTATGAAGCTGAATTTGAAAATCAATTAGCAGTATCTCAACAAAATGTAGAAGCCTTACAAGAAGGTGACGCTCGTAATTTAGCTGCAGGTGTAGGAAGAATAGGAGCTCAATCCGCTCAACAAGCAGAGCAAACTCGTATTGCAATGGGGGAAGAAATATCTGATCTTAATATGCAGAAAGCTCAATCTAAAGATGCTATAAACCAACAGCTTATAGAGATGGATGTAGCCGCAGCAAGAGAACAAAATCAAAGAAAAAGAGATGCTGAAATGTTAAGGTCTCAATACATTCAACAAGGCGTGCAAGGGGTTGGTAATTTAGTTACATCCATTGGTAGTCTTGCTCCTTTATATAGTCAAAGTAGAGCGGATAGAAGAGCTGCAAAAGTAGCAGAGCAATATGGTATTGACGATCCAAAACAAATAGCAGAACTTGGAGAGATGGATTTAACCAGAAAACAAATGAAGCAATTTAAGAAGAATCCTGATAGTTTTTGGGATGAATTAACTCCTGATCAAGCATATAGATTTGGTATAGCAGACTATCAATTTAGCGAATAAATATTAAATTATGGCAAACCCTTTTACTAAGAAAAGTATAGATTTTGATGTTTACGAAAGAGCTGATCCTGCAGCAGCAATTGATTGGGGTAAGCAAGCTAAAACTATTTCTGATGCTTTTCAAAATGTAGCTGATGAGCGTGCTGAGAAAAAGGCTGCTATAGAAAAATCCTTTAACGATCAGCAAGCTGAGTTAAACAAATTAGGAGAGTATGACAATCCTACTGCTCAAGAAATCGTAATGAATGCAGGGCAAGATGGTGCTCAAAAATTAATGGACATAAAAAATTTAGTAAAAAGAGGTATAATAAAACCCTCTGAAGCTACTATGTTTCAGCAAAACCAATTAAATGGATTCAATCTCCTTAAGCAAAACATGAGTAACTTTGATAAAACTTTTCAAGAGTATACTAAAAGACTTCAAGATGGGACAGGTGCACCAGGAGAAGAGTGGTTAGCTAAACAATTAGAAGGGTTTGCTTCTTTAAATGGAAAGTCTGTTCAAACAGATCCTTTGACGGGTAAAGTAAGCATGTTAAGTTTAGATGAAAACGGAAAACCAATAGATGGCGAAAGTATGTCGTTACAAAGATTAACTCTTTTAATGAAGCAAAAGATTGATAATTTTTCTCCAGAAGATTTAGGTAAACAGGTTGAGGTTATTAAAGGTCAGGTAGGAACTATTACAACCAGTTTTATTGAGAGCAAGTACGGCCCTAACGCTATTATAACCCAAGAGGAAAGAAGTAGGGCGGAGGGAGAATTTTTTAACACTGAAAAAGGTAAAAAGTTTTTAGAGGAAAAAGCACAATCTTTAATCGCAAGCCCTTTTGATAAGCAATCTTTAATGATAAACGCTAATTTAACTACTGAAGACGGGACTCAATACCAAGTGGGTAGTCAAGAAGATTATGATAAATGGATGGCTGAGAATGATAACGATGAAAAAAATAATCCATTCTTGGTTATGGAGTTTGATAAAGACAATCAATATAAACCAAGGTTTAATGAGTTTCAAAATGAAAAGGCTATGGATTATGCTAAGTCTCAAATTACAGGAGCATTAGACTATAAGAAAACTAAACAGGTAAAAGGCTTAACTCAAAAGCAACAAGACACTGCTACAACTTCAGGAATAAAGAAGGAGCAGCAAACAAACTTTGGATACCTGCAGTCTATCAATAAAGTTATTGATGGAGATCAAGGGATGTTTGATGCAGCAGTAAGAGATCTTACAGCTCAATGGAATAAGGCTAATCCAGACAACAAGCTGGTTGTTAAAAATCCAGTAGATCGTAGTTCAGATGACAAATATATTTTAGTTAATTACCAAAACGGAACAACACAAAAGATTCCTAAGTTCCAATTAGACGCAAATGGACAATTTGTATTAAATGACAAAGGTCAGAAAATACCAATTGATAAAAAGACACAAGCTGAAGCTTTAACTTCTTATATTACCCCTATTACAGGATCGTCTTATAGTCAGATATATAATGAGTTTGTAGATAGCGAGGGTGGTTTTGAGGACTTAGGATTTGCAGATCAAACAGTTTCTTACACATCTCCAATTCAAACTGTAGTTGCTAAAACAAACATCGGAGGAACACCTATAGATATTGAGGGAACTACGCTTAGTGATAAATTAATAGGTATATCAGATGGGGGCGGTGATGATGAAGATAAGGGGGCTGCTATGGAGTCCGAGCTAAGAAAAACTTTACAAAAAAATCTATCAGGAATTACTGATAGTTATGATATTAAATTTAAAGATAAAGGGGCAGGTAATCCATTCCAATGGACTGATGTTAACTATATGATAGTAACAATAGATGGCAAAGAGACAGAGATTGAATTTAATACCAGCACGGCCGAAGGTGTAGCTAAGCTTACTGGAAAGCTGGATGAGATACTAACTGCACGAAGAGAGAAGTATAACAAAGATCAAAAGGGTGGTGGTAATAAAGATAAGAATAAAGATAAGAATACTAAGAAGAAAACACCATTAAGTAAAAAATAATTATGGATGAAGCTAAAGCATTAGAGCTATACAAATTTTTTCAAGAAGAAGGTTACGATGTTGGTGGTGAGGTAGATTTTCTCAAAGCGTTAGAGGATGACTTTAAACGCAAAGAGTTGTATGATTTTTTTACAGAACAAGAGGGTTACGATTTAGGAAAGATTGATGATTTCATCTTAAAAAAAAAAGACATTTCTCTGGACACTTCTCCAGAGGAAGTTATGGTTTCAGATACAGAAGTTCAAGCGGAAGAACCTGGATCATCGGAATCTTTGGCTCCAAATCAAATAACTGAAACTACAACCGAAACACAGCAAGCAACAGAAACTGAGGGGCAACCTCAATTAGGAACTGTTTTCCCTAATACTGATCAAGAATTTAGTTTTGAACCTCCCGAACCTCCAGAAGCCCCTGTGGTTGAAGAGGTGGTTTATGATGCCAGAGAAGTCAAACCTGACGCAACTATATCTTATGCAAAGGATGCCAGTCCTTTTGAAAGGTCTATAGCTTATATAACAGGAGACCTTATTGAAAGAGAAGAGGAAGAGGTTGTTGCTCGAATGAATTATTTGTTTGGTGACTACGGTTTTGAGTTTGAGGAGCAAGGTATGGGTGATAGTATGAAAGTAACATCCTTAAGTACAGGGGAAACTTTAGATGTAAATTTAGATCCTAATTTCGGTATAGGTTCGGAAAAGATTGCAAAAGAATTACAAGAGTTTTTAATTACAAACAAAGCTGATACTCCAGAGATGGATGTGCTGACAGACGAGTATGATGCCAGTAAGAAAAAATACTTTAGTAAAAAAGCTGTAGAAGCTGACATTCAAGGTATTCAGGCTGATGCTGCGGCTTTATCAAAAAGGTATGAGGATTATTTAAAAGATGTCAGTGAAACACAAGCTAACATTGATATGTTAATGGAGAAGCCTGAGCTTACTCCTGAAGAAGTAACTCAATATAATAATCTATTAGCTCGTAAAAAAAGTCTTAATGTAGATAAACAAAAACTTCAAGCAGATTTTGAACAGTTTAAAGCTTATAACTCCCAATTAGAAATAGCAGTAGGAAACTATGTTTCTATGAAAGAAAGTATGGGTAATAAGTTTAGTGCTACAATTAAAGGTGTGTACAATATGTTTGTTGGAGCGGGGCTTACAAGGCCTATTTCCAGTTTAGTTGGGGGAGGTTATGATGTTTATTATGGTCTTAGGCAAGCGTTTAATCCTGACTACGGAATGGACGAGCAAGAGAAGAAAGAAAAATATATTGAAGTAGCTAAAGACTTAGGGCTTGTTTTACCTGAAAATATTGAAGATGACAAAGTATTTAACAAGTGGTTGTCTGGACTAACTGAAAATGAAGGAGAGCCTGACGAAGAGTATCTTAAAAAAATTAATGAAAAATTAATATCTGAGGGTTATGATCCAACAAAGATATTATCTGCCGATGGATTAAAAATGTACAAAAAAGACGGTGGTCTTTTAGGTATGGGTGGTTATGAAGATATTCCTGATTATTATTTTGATAAAAATCAAGGACAAGAGCTTGTAAGGCTTGTT